CAGACTGGTTCCTCGGCCAACTCCTTCTCCAAGACCTGAATGTCGGTTTCCTCAGTTGGATGAACAGTCAACCAACGCATGTCCTCTAAAATATAGAGCAGCTTCTGAACTCCAACATCAGAAACAAAAACATATGGAGCAGTCACCTCAAACACCTGATCTCCAGTCATAACCTTTGCCTTGCCGGAGATGACAACATTGAAGTGTTTTGTGTTGTGTTTTTTGCCTATAACAAAACTTCCAGCAGGCATGAATATCTCACGCATGTACACCTTTGGGGCGAACATGTGATTCACAGGCATTTCTGTCTGCGGAAAATGCGAGAAAATAGACGCAAGCTGCGCTATTTCAACGTCGCGTGGAATTGAAAGCTCTTCAACCACTAGGTGATTTCCCTCCCGGAAGCAGTGATGGTGAGCGACGTAGCCGCACTGGCCAGCGTCGAGATGAACCCGCCGGCTTCGAGCACCTGTCCGATCAGTTCAGGGCACAAGTAGGTTTCCCCAGGAACGATGGCGCGAGTCTTGACGATCAAATTGGAGTTGCCGGCAGATCCGCCTGAAATGATCAAGTTGGCCGAGAACGTCACGTTTGTAGTGTTCGTGTTCGTCACCGTGAACTTGTCGATGATCGTCTTGCAGTTCACAGCAGTGTACTGAGCAGTCTGAGAGTTTTCAGCCTGCTTGGGCGGGATGATGTTTTTGACGGTGACTGCCATGTTAGGAGATGTTGTTGGTGACGCTCAGGATTACTGACGGGGTAGTTGGCACCGGTGGGGTTGCGGTGAACGATTTGATCTCGATGTCCACAGTGTCCGTGGACCAGACCAACTCAAAGTAATCTCCCGCAGCCATCTTATAGACGAAATTCCAAGCTGCAACACTTTCTGCGTTGTTGCCTTGAATGCGAATCTGGGTTGCTGAGTTGGCTTGATCCACACCATTGATTCTGGCCCACAAGAAAAACAGTCCCACACCTCCAGAAACCTTGTCCAACTGCATGGAGAACTGGAAGTTATAGACTCCATCAGAGTCCACAATGATACGGCTCGTGGGAGAGCCAATACGCACTCCAAAACTCAGGTCAGTCGAGTTGAATGTAACGGGGTAAGCAGTGTTGATGACTGCTGCGTTCTGTGTGGTCGTGTCGTAAAACGTCCCGTACCTTGGAGTCTTGAGTGGGACAACAGGAGGAGCCAAGGCGACTAGAGCCAGATCCTGCTCCACGTTTGCAGGAAACTGCTGCACGGGCACAACAGGCAACTCATCAGGACTCCTTGCAGGTTGAGGAGCACTCGCCAGAAGCTCTACAGCATCAGCGAGCCTCGATATAGCGGACAGCGCCTGAATAGCCTTAGAATCGGCGTTCTGTGCGTTTACAGAGACTTCCTCAACTATAGCCGCATTGTCGTTGAGACTGGAAGGGATGAGCGCGAAAAGCTGTTCGAAAGCCCGGATCGCCCGTTGGGAGGGCAGAAACTGAGCCAGCTCGTTACGGGTGATCTTGTACGGTCCCTCGATCATACCGCAAGCGGTTCAACCCTTACCTCTAGTCTGGCCACAGAAAGCTGGGCATCACTGGTTCCACGGAACTTCTGTGCCCTCCACTGCCTCATGCGTCCCTGCTGAAGCCACGAGAGTCTCTTGCCACGCACACCAGTCATGCCGGCCTTGCAGACACGTTCTTGGCTGTATGTCAGCCCGTCTTCGGTGTACGAAGTGAATATGCTTGGATCAGCACCAAAGGTGGAGTTCCCAGTCAGTGCTACCAGTTCCAACTCATGGAAAATCAGGCCCCGGCTCTCGTTGTACAGGATGATGGTTGAGAACTCCCAGCCATTAAGCTGTCCCCAGTGCGAGGAGATCGTGTCTGTTAGGTAACCAAAGGAAACACTCAACGGGTCTCCCACGTTCCAGCGATTGTAGGCCCACACGAGGTTCTTTGCCCTGTACTGGCTTTTGCCAACGATGCTGCTTGTAAGTGTGAACCAGACTGGAGTGCCAACCTGAGTGGTGCCAGCGGCGTCAAACACCAGAGTCCGGTCAGGCAGATGGATGTAGAGGTGCCTGTAGCCCTTGTCTACCCGGGACTCCACAAGGATCTGAGAAAGCTGCGTCTCAGTAAACTCTTCGAGGATCAGGTCAATCTCACGAGTGGAGATCTTCTGTGCGTTGCTGCCGGCGATGAGCCAGACAGCAGGAGCCTCGTTGCGTCCTCCACCCACAAACGCGATGGACTCCATGAAAGCACAGCAGGCATGTGTGCCGATGACTCCACGCTGGACCTGAGCGCCTTCTACGCGCTGAAACGGAAACAGTGAGCCTCCTACGTTGTCGAACACCTCGATCGTGTGCCGGTTCAGTGCGTAGACCTCGTTACGCACCTTCAGGAGGGCGAGCACAGGATCAGGATCAGCTTCAGACGAACCGTACTTGAGCGGGTTGACTGCAAATGGGTTGTTGAGTTCCGTGACGATCAGAAACTCCCCGTCTGTCGTCATAAAGTAGCCGTCCACCCAGACGACATCAACGACGGTGCTGATGTCAGGATCAGTGACCTGTTGGAGCCCAGTGCTGGGACGATACAGGAATAGATTCCCGCCTGAAGCGATTGCGAGATAGTCGAAGGAGTAGTCGAAGGTGACTTGGCCTGTGCCGCCTACGTCGCCAATGACGGTGACGACGTTCAGGCTGGAGATGGACACCAGCTTGGTGCCCATGACACGGTAGAGCAGGTTGTTCCACTCGATGCCTCCCCGGTCGATTCCGGGACCGGTGCCAAGCCCTACGATCCCGTCTGCTGGGCGAAAGTATCCATCCGAGATGCCCTCCTTGAGAGCAATAGGCACCATGTTGCGCGGGTACTCCACACGGAAGTCGCCGGCAGTGTTCGTGTAGATGCCATTGAGGATGGGGACTTGCATTACTTCTTCTTGGCAGTCTTCGCAGCAGCCTTGAACGCGGCGGCAGTGGGAGCACCTTTCGTCCCAGGCTTACGCATCTTCTCCTTCGAGCCAGCCTCGATGCGTTCCCTCTTCTTGTGAATATTACTGTACAATCCGGGCTTCATTTGCAGTTCCAGCGTTTGAGTGATGCAGCCTTGCGAGTGGGACGACCTTTCTCGTCTTTCATTGGACCGGGCATCCCGCTCATACGAGCACAGAAAGACCTCCTACGGGCTGCGTCCTTCTCTGTCTTAGGGTTAGGAGCCGGTGGCTTGAGGTTACTGCCTGTGGCGGCGTTGTACTTGGCTCGACCCTTGGCAGTCAGCCCTGCCCCCTTGGAGACAGGCAGCTTCTCGCCCTTGGACACAGAGAGGTTGACTTGTTTTTTAGCCATTGGACTCGTCAGGAGGAGGCAAGAATGAACCATCAGGCTGTTGAATCCAGCCGGGACCGCAAAAAATCCCGTCCACGTTAACCAACGTAGTGCCAACAGGAGGCGTGTACGGAGTCACTCCGTCCCACACAATAACACCTTGCACCACTTTTGTAACGTCATCAATAATAGCGTATCGCATGATTAGAAATAGGTTATCACAATTACAATTCCATCTGCTCCATCGCCGCCAGCACCAGAATTGTTTGTGGCATCGAGTCCTGCTCCGCCGCCACCGCCGGCAGCACCATAAAAACCTCCATTGCCACCGTTTCCACCATTGACACCAACAGTGATTGACGAACCTCCACCTGCTCCTGCGCTACCTGCGATTGCAGTGTTAACAAACGAATTTGAGCCAACTCCACCATTTCCTCCGCCAGCCAATCCTCCAGTCGCTTGACCTCCAGATGCAAATGTACCCAAGGCAACTCCACCAACTCCACCATTTGCCGCTGCTGGGGTAGTCGCTGCCAAGCCCCCTCCAGATCCGCCACCGGGACATCCAACTGTAGAATTGTTGCCCCCAACACCCGCTCCAGTGCTTCCAGTGCCTCCATTGCCACCTTGAAACATTGCGCGAGCAGAAGCAGACGCTCCTGCTGGTCCAGATGCTGTTGTCACAACTCCAGCACCACCTCCACCCTGAACAATCACCCAACTTCCGAACGATGAATTTGTGCCTGCTGTTCCAGCATTTCCATTAGTGGCACTTGCAGTTACAGACGCTCCCCCTAGTCCTTTTGAACCTACTGTTACAGTTTCAGTTGCACCAAGTAGAGCTGCACTAAATGTGCGCATGGAATACGAGCCTCCGCCCCCGCCTCCACCCCCCGGCGCTGCGCTGCCTGCGCCGCCTTTGCGACCAGATGCTCCACCGCCACCAGCAGAAATCGCAAACACATCAACAGACCTAGCTCCAGCAGGCTTGGTCCACGTCCCACTAAGGGTAAAAATCTGCACATCTGCGCTTCCAGCGTGCTGGTGATCTGCCCTGGCTGCAAAATTGCTCAGTCCAACAACCGGCGCAGTGGCAAGTGCAGCAGGTGCAGTAGTCGAGAGCCCAGCAATGTCAGTAGTGCTCAACGCTCCTATCTGCGAGGGAGTTGGAAACACATGTTGATGATCCGCCCGTGCAGCAAACGTACTCAGCCCCACCACCGGCGCAGTGGCCAAAGCGGCGGGAGCGTTGGTGGACAGACCTGCAATCTGAGTGGTTGTCAGGGCACCAAGGAAAGAAACAGCAGCCGCCTTGTTGGCTGACTGCATGAAACTGTCGATGTCAGAAGAAACTGTAAGGTCAGGCATAACTAGGGTCTGATATAGTTCGAGGTGCCGTCAGGGCGCTTAAAAGTGTCCACTCCCCCAGGACGCAGGTAGGTGAACGTCACAGGAGGAGGCGGTGGAGCACCTCCAGGTGTGGCGGGAACCTTGGACCTACGTCTGAGGTTAAAGCGAATCACAGGCCGATCCCTTGGATGATGTGAAGCGACCCAGCTCCGCCGGGAGAGATGAACGAGACAGTGTCGTCGTCCTGATCTTTGCCGATGGTGATCTGGCTGTTTGGCAGCACAGGATAGCCGGCTGTAGTAGCAGGAGTCCCAGATGTCGCAGTGCCCACGCGGATGTAGACCGTAGTGGCCCCGAGGTTGGTGAACACCAGCGACTCAGAGGTCAGTCCCAGAGTGATGGATTGCGAGGAAGTGTTCGGCGTAACAGTAACACCGAGAGCGTAAGCGGGTTGAAAAGCGAGTCCCATAAGTCAGTTGCAGTTAGCCAACACGATACCAAGTCTTGAGAATTGGTTCAAAGCGCAGCCTGAAGAAGCCGCCAGAGGAGATCGTCGTAGGAGTACCAACACCCAGAGCGCCATTAAGGTTAATGGTCAGGGCCGTCACCGTCTGAGACGAACTCACAAGGATCTCTTGTTGCTCCACGCAGTTGGCCACATTCGGCAGGATGATCGTGCCGGCAGCCAGTGTGGCGTTGGGCGTCAACACGAGCCACACACTCGCACTGCTGTCAGTG